GCGTTCTTGGCGGTGGCTGAGGCGCTTGCCCCGGTTCGCTTCTCTCACTTTGCCGCTGCCGGCGAGGTAAGCCCGTGGGGTTATCAGTACCAGGAAGGCGAGCCTGTCGGCCAGCCGGTGAAGCGTCCTGAGGTGTTGTGCTTTGCCACCGAGTACGGCCAGGCAGGCAACACCTACGACGCGGTGCGCTTCATGTGCTCGCAGTCAGAGGCGTTGCGCGAGGCGCACCCTGGCATTGACGTTGGCCTAACTCGCATTGTGCTACCTGCTGGCGGGCAGATAACCCCTGAGTCAGCGGCTGACAGTAGCAAGGATGGTGGCAAGTCCACGTTTGTTGTCTTTGACGAGACTCACCTGTGGGTGCTGCCTCGACTCAAGCGCCTGCACCAAGTGGTGCTGCGTAACTTGCTCAAGCGCAAGATCGCTAGTGGCTGGTGCATTGAGACCACCACGATGTACGCCCCAGGTGAGGAATCGGTCGCTGAGGGCACGCACGCTTATGCGCAGATGGTGGCCGAGGGTCGCGCCAAGGACTCAGCGCTGCTGTTTGACCACAAGCAGGCTGCCGCCAAGTGGAGCGTCAAGAACAAGCGCGACCGCTTGAGTGGTTTGCGCGAGGTGTACGGCCCGGCTGCTGGATGGATGGACCTAGAAGCCATCGCTGAGTCGTATGAAGATCCGCAGACGTCTGAGGCTGAGTGGTTGCGCTATTGGTTCAACCAGCCTGTCAGCCTGCAGGGCCAATGGCTGCCGCAGGCGGCCTGGGATGAGTGTCACGACGGTAGGCCGATTCTTGACGGCGCTGACGTGGTGCTAGGCCTTGACGGTTCTTACAGCCGTGACGCCACTGCGCTCGTAGCGGTGGAGATGGGTGAGTTCCCGCACCTGTCGGTTGTGGGTTTGTGGGAGCGGCCACCTGGGCAACCAGAGTGGACGGTGCCGATCCTTGACGTTGAGGAAGCCATACGCACTGCCTGCCTGCGCTGGTCGGTGCGCGAGATCACTGCCGATCCGCACTTGTGGGCACGCTCGCTGGAGCTGCTGGCGAGCGAGGGCCTGCCGGTCACAGAGTTCCCCCAATCGGCAAGCCGCATGACGCCGGCCACTCAGCGTTTCACCACCATGGTGCTGGAGCGCCAGATGACGCATGACGGCAACCCTGGGCTAACGCGCCACGTCAGTAATGCGGTACTCAAGTCGGACGCTCGCGGCGTTCGCATCTACAAGGAGCACCGCAACTCTGACCGCAAGATTGACGCTGCGGTTGCATCCATCATGGCGCTTGAGCGCGCCATGCAGCACGTTGAGGCTCCCGCTGAGCCTGACCCATTCTTTATCGCTTAGGAGACCGCATGGGCACTGCCTTGCAACTGTTTGGCATCGCCGCCGTGGTCGCCGGTGCCGCACTTATCGCCCCCGCTGCTGGCTTCATTGTCGGTGGCATTGCCTGCGTCTTGCTGGGTGTTGCGGTTGAAACCGCCACCAGGAGGGACAAGTAATGCTCGGACGACTGCTGGGCTTGGGCGAGCAGCGCGCTATCTCGTACCAATCGCTATTTGCGGCTGGTGCAGACATTGCGCCACGCACGCCAGCGGGCACGGTCATCAACCAGGAAACGGCGCTCAAGGTTGGCGCTGTTTACGCTGCGGTGCGCTTGCTGTCGGACACCGTCAGCACGCTGCCCGCTGATACTTACATCAGGCAAGACGGTCAGCGTCGCCCGTTCCGGCCTAAGCCGATGTGGGTGGATAACCCCGACAGTGGCACCACCCGCGAGGATCACGTTGCCCAGGTGATGATGTCCTTGCTACTCGACGGCAACGCCTTTGTGCGCGTGTACCGCTCGACTGCTGGACGCAACGCCGGCTTGGTGACTGCGCTGGTTGTGCTTGACCCCACCAAGGTGGAGGTGCGCCGGCGCGCTGACGGCGAGGTTGAGTTTGTCTTTGACGACCGCATCACCATTGCGCGTGAGGACATGCTGCACATAGCCGAGATCAAGCGCCCTGGTGCGCTGCGCGGCATCTCACGCATTGAGCAGGTGAAGGACACCCTGGGCATCGCTGCCGCCATGGACGAGTTCGCGGGCCGCTTCTTTGGCCAAGGCTCGGTCACGTCAGGCATCTTGGAAACGCCGTCAATGCTCACCAAAGAGCAGGCCATGCAGCTCAAGGAAACATTTGAGGCAACGCACCGTGGCGTGTCCAAGTCTCACCGCATCGGCATCCTGGGTGGCGGTGCAAAGTTCGTCAAGACAGGCGTTGACCCTGAAAGCGCACAGATGCTGGAGTCCCGCCGATTCGCGGTCGAGGAAGTGGCGCGGGTGTTCCGCATCCCGCAACACATGCTCCAGGTTGCCGCCCCTGGCGTGCAGTCGTATGCCAGCAATGAAGAAAACGCCATTCAGTTTGCTACATACACGTTGCGCCCGTATGTGGCCAAGTTGGAGGCGGCCTACTCGCGGCTTCTGCCAGGCGATGCCTTCATGCGCTGGAACATGGACGGGTTGCTGCGCGGTGACCTACAGAGCCGTTACAGCGCCTACAGCACTGCATTGCAGTCAGGCTTCATGTCCATCAACGACGTCCGCCGGCTGGAAGATCAGCGAGCAGTAGACGGCGGCGATGCTTACCGCGTACCGCTTGCCAACGTCAACGTTGAGGCTGCCAACATCACCGAGCAGGAAAAGCGCGTGATGATGCTGACTCGCCTAGTGCAACTTGGTTTTGAGCCATCTGAGTCACTAAGCGCAGTCGGCCTGCCGACCATTGCGCACACAGGCTTGCCGACGGTCCAGCTGCAAAACCCAGCAGTGCTCGACCCTGAAGATCCTGAGTCTGTCTACCCCGTGCGCGACCTTGACCCGCAAGAGTTCGCCACCGCTGTGTCAGACGCCATCAGGGGTTTGCCGGCGCCTGTTGTCAACGTCACCGTGCCGGAGCAACCAGCGCGCACCCGCAAAGTGCAGCGCGACGCAGCGGGCAACATCACTGAAATCGTGGAGGAATAGTGGCGCTCAATGACAATGGCCTCAACGCTCAAGTTGGCGGCCTGACAGCCGTGGCCGCTTACGCCAGCCTTCACACTGCTGAGCCAAACGCATCAGGCAGCAACGAGGTCGCGGGTGGCTCCTACACCCGCGAGGCGATCACTTGGGCCGCAGCAAGTGGTGGCACGGCACTGTCAGATGCTGAGATCGTCTTTGACGTTCCGACCAGCACCACCATTACTCACCTTGGCTACTGGTCTGCCGTGAGCGCTGGCACGTTCTACGGTTACCGCGCCTTGGACACCTCGCAGACGTTCTCCAACGCTGGCACCTACACCATCGCTGCCGGGAATCTGTCCGAGTCTGTCTCTTAGACCATGGCTGGGCTGTTCACCCTTGACAGCGCCTCGCTGGGTGTCCTTGACACCAACGTGCTTGGAGGNNCAGGCACCGGNTTCATTGTTGGAGCAAATAGCAGCNCGGGCACCGTCACGGGTGCGCAAGGTTTCGCCGGTTCGGCAAGTGGTGCGACGTCGAGCGCAGGCAGCGCATCAGGCAGCCCTGGCTTGGTCGGTAGTGCTTCTGGCTCTACCACGAGTGCCGGAAGTGTGGTCGGTGTTGAAAACGCCAACGGCTCAGTTGCGGGATCGCAGGCGAGCGCAGGTGTTGCAGGTGGTGCCCCTGGCCTAACGGGCAACGTCATTGGCTTCAGCGCCAATGGTGGAGCTGCTGGTGGCACTCCTGCCATCACGGGCACCTGTGCGGGATCTAGTGCTTCTAGCGGTTCAGTCACTGGAACAGGGCCAACACCGACACCGCCCACGCCGACACCTACGCCAACTAAGGGTGGTGGGCGTCGTTACTACGTCCAGGCGGCTAAGCGTGAGCCGATTGTGGCGCAGGGCTTTACAACAGGCGCCAGCACTTCACAGGGCCGCTCACAAGGCCGCTGTGGGCTTGTTGGTGGCTCGGTCGGCAGATCCACTGCACTCGGTTTCTGTCATGGCACAAGCCGTCTTAGCGTGTCACCTATTCGCGTGCACATTGACCATGAACACCGACGCCGACAGGCTGAGGACGAGTTGCTGCTCTTGGAGATCACATGACGATCAGCACAAACCTGGTGACGTTGGGAACGGCTGCCCAGCAAGTTGTCGGTCCATCAACTGAGCCACAATTTGTGACGATGCACAACATGACCAAAAGCAGCAATGAATACATTTTTTACGGCAACGCAACGGTCGGCACAGGCAATGCGCCACACATTGACCCAGGCGATACCTTGCAATTGCGTCTGCTGCCAGGTGAAGCACTTTATGCGGTCAGTGAGCCTTCGGGATTAGACCTTGGCGTGTTCATTCAGAAACAGGACAAC